GTGGAGTTATCCTACGGCCAACAAGATGATCTGCCCATTCACTGATATGTTTATATTCTAGTGTTGGGTTAAGATACATGCTATCCCCCACCTAATAATTTAGCACCAGCGTTGGTCGCTATACTACTATCATCACCAGCATAGGAAGGTAACCCTTCAAAAGGATTAGTTTTAAGAGGACCTATACCATTGGCTGCTAGTAAATCATTATTCTTACCTTCGGCTAGGCTAGCTTTGATACTTTCGCCATATTTATTAGAAGTATTTGCCATACTATTTAGAATTTCTGAAATTCCTCCGGTACTTTGATCTTTACCCCATTTATGTAAACTACTTGCGAAATTCAATGATGTGGTTAGAGATTGACCGGGCAATGATGCTGTATCGATACCAGCTTTACTAATTAAATCATTGGTGTTATTGATTGCAGAATCCAAAGATGCAATACTATCTACATTTATATTATTATTTTTTATATCATTATAAGCAGTTCCGCCAGCTATCGGATGAATAAAATCTCGTATAGTAGGCAATCCGCCAGGGCCTGTTCCACTGCCTATCATTGATGATATCTGTGAGGTTGACGAATTTATCAAATCAGTTAGTGTTGGATGTGCTGCATTAGTTAATGGTGTGTCTACTTTTTGTATGCTATTAAAGAAACTTGAAGCTTTGCTAGCATCTGTTATTGATCCGGCGCCCATGTCTTTAAACTTAGTACCAATGGCACTTAAACTAGCAGTTAATCCTGCGGTATCACTTGGATTAGCAGTTTTAGTATAATCACCTAGGTCTTTAAGACTTTGTATGCCACCAGCATTACCTACATCAGGTGCTTGATCAGCGCCAAACGCTGTAGTATCAACCATTATTGCCTCCTAAAAATGTTGGAGTTTTATATAAACTACTATCTGATCCTGTGTAACTAGGCAATCCAGCAAATGGGTTATTAATTCCAAATTGGTCAGCTGATGTATTGATCGCTGCAGGATCTTTTATATTGGTTAATACTCCAGATATCTTATCAGCATAAACAGGGTCATGTATGTTATTTAGATCAACTCCGGCATCTATAAGTTTTTGATTTAATCCAACAGCATTAGCTAATTTGTTATTTTGTAGGCTTTCTACTAGTCCGCCAGGTGTTCCAATTTTATCAACAGCTATTCCATTAAACATACTGCCAGTCGATGCTATGGCTGCTCCAGCTCCCGACAGACTACCAAGTGTATTAGTTAACCCATGATCCCCCATGCTTGACATATCAGTAATTCCTTTACCAAAATCACTATATGAAGTATCAGCTAAAAAGTTTGTTGTGTTAGTTAAATCAGTAGCAGTATTAATATGTTCTTGTGCTTGCTGTAATATTTGGCCTAAGGCAGCATGATTGCCCGGCGGCAAAATTCTATCTTGTAAAGATTGTAAATTACTGATAGTAGATTGAGTAATATTAGCAAAGTCAGAATCACCAGGATATATAATTGATGAAGGATAGACATTGGAAGCAATATTAGGATATAAAATAATATTGGCTCGGCTATCAACAATAGTTAAATTTCCCGAATATTGAATATTTCCTGATCCAAGGACAAATACATTTGGTCGAGTGACATAGCTTACAGTTACATTTGATGAATTAGTTACATTCGAAAACACAAATGCATTAGCAAGGTAAGTGATATTTGTAGAAGTATTATTAGGATAAACATTTGCATCAATATTGCCAATTTTAACATTCCCAGTCCACGGCCTTGTAGTGATATTTCCGGATGATAAAGTAAATGTATTTGCATTAAGGTAGGATACAAACAACGTGTTTAAAGAATTATTTCCAGTAATCACTGTTGCATTAGAACTTTGTATAATATCTACAGAAGTATTTGTAGGGTAAACATTTGCATCAATGCCACTGATATATACATTACCCGATGATAAAATAAACACATTAGAAGTTGTATATGATATGCTTAACACATTTGCAAGATTAGTAGCTGCAACCACTACAGCATTAGCTCCCGATAAAGTTTGTGAGATATATTGGCCAGCGATAGCTGTGATATTTCCACTAAAATTAATTTGATTAATAATAGTTGTTTGTGTTATGTATTCTCCAACATTGGCTTGAATACTATTACTAAAATTAATTTGATTACAAATTGTTGTTTGTGTTAAATAATCCCCAATATTAACTGTAATATTTCCCGACAATTGAATTATGGGATTGTTAGTTCCAGTAGCTCTCAATGCTGTAACTTTATTGACCATAGAAAGATTAGCTGAAGTTACATCAGGAGAAATTCTTAGCGCCTGCCCATTTGATATACCTATCATAGCCTGTATAGTAGCAGGAGTAATAGACGCACGAGATAGTCCCAAAGTAACTTTTTGGTTTTCTACTATTACCGATCTTGCTTGGCTAGTTACTAGATTTATATCGTGCTCAATTGCCATACTGCTGTTTACCCTATGTTATAATGCCACCTTTCGATACAGGTTCAATACCTGTAGTGGTTTTAATATAATGATTCTGCACATCTTTAACAGTAGGTGCGTGCATCATTACATGTCGTTTTTCTAACCGTATACTCTTATTTAAGTCACTTGTAAATAGACTTTGTAGCAGGCCAAGCCCCTGTTGGCTAGGCATAACTGTACATGGTTTAGTTACTGTAAATGCATCATCTGATTCTTCTACGATTTTAGCAACGATTTCGTCACCGTTAACGATCTTAAAAGTCACTATATCATCTTCTGCATACTTATTTGTTACTAACATTTGAATCCCCTAGTTTATTGAATAATTCTTCATCACTTAATTTTACTAATCCTTGATATCCACCTTCTACAAATAGTTCGTCACCCAGGTAGATCTGTGGTGCTGTACGATGGCCTTGAGCTATCAACCACTCGCGTGCATCTTGATCTTCATCAATCTTAATTTCTGTGTATGCGATATTTTTTAGTTTTAATAAATGTTTGGCCTTGTCGCAGAATGGACAATAATTTTTACTATATACTGTTAACATTTCTCTCTCTTATAACTCCGGTAATTCATCATACTCAACGTTTTCGCCCATGACTCCAATTACATAATTTGTTGATTCGTTTTCTTGTAAGGCCGTTTGTTTTTTACTTGTGTCACTGTGTTTATTAAACCAAGGTATAGGAGTAGTCTTAGGTGCAGGGTTACCGTACTTAATACCAATTTCTTTAAGTGCGCTAACTGCGGTATAATCTACAAACTCTTTTAAGATGGCAGCGTTGAGTCCAATCACCGGACCTAGTTTGAACAAATAGTCTGCCCAGGCTTTTTCTTCATTGATAACATCGAGATACATTTGATAAACCTCAGCTTCACATTCTGTTTTGATATCTGCAAAGCGTGGATCTTCTTTGACTACCTGATTGATCAAGAAAGCCGTCCATTCTTTATGTAGTAACTCGTCTTGCAAGATTAGACTAATGATATTACCATTGCCAATAAAGATCTTATTCTCAACCATGGCTAGGCTTGTAGCAAAACTTACCATGAATCGGAATGCTTCTAAGCCATAACTTGCGTGTAGAGCAAGCCATATGGCTTTGATGTGATCTCTCTCATCTATCTTATTGCCCATTTCTTTACGACAGTTGATCACATGTAATTTATCATAATAGTTGCCGATATTACTAGCCATGCCTACGATTTCTTCAGTATCATGGATAGTGTTGAATACATCCTTAGGTACGTTGTAAATATTACGGATAATATGGCTGTAGCTCTTGCTATGGATATTAGTTTCAAAGAAACTCCAGTTACTGATAAGTGCTTCTAGTTCTGGCAGACTTACTACTGGCCCAAATACTTGATTAGGCGCACGACCTTGTAGGCTATCTAAAGCTGTCTGGCGCAGTAAATTACTGGTAAAGATATGTTTAACAGCATCACTAGCATTTTTAAAATCTTGACTGTCTTTAGTTAGACTAACTTCTTCTGGTTGCCAAAAGAAACCCCTAGCAGTGGCTTCAAAGTTAGCAATTTTATTATATTTAACTTCCTCAAAGCGTTGGATAGTCACAGGACCGGCTGGATCTAGGAACATCTTACGTTGTAGATAGTTTGTTTTAGTACTTAAATTGTATTGTTCTTTACTCATAGTTTACATGCCTCGCAATCTTCATCGGTTTCATCTGGTTGTGCAGCCAATGTTGGTGCAATTTCTGCATCTGCTTTTGCACCTTGTTTGTTGATCAGGCTGTAGTAGAATGTCTTGATACCCCAAGCATGTGCCTGCATTAAGTTTTTAGCGATCAATGTACTCGGAACTTTACGATCGGCCCAATGTGCTGGATTATAAAAAGTGTTTGTGCTAATACTTTGATCTACATAGGCCGCTAGAACCGCCGCAGTTTTTAAATATGCATCACAATCTTTCTGTTCCCACATCAATTGATATTTGTTTTTTAATTTATTATACTCTGGTACTACTTGTATAAAGCTACCTGCTTTTGATTCTTTAACTGAAATCAAACTCATCGGCATTTCAATACCATTAGTTGAATTAATAACAACACTTGAACTTTCAACTGGAGCAATTGCCATCAATGTAGCATTACGTACACCATATGCTCTCATGTCGCTACGTAGTTGTTCCCAATCTAGTTCACGTGTTGGAGTAAAGTCTGCAAGTTTGTTTACACCTTGAGCACGATTCTCCCAAGGAAACTTTCCCTTGCCATAGCGTGTATGTTCGCTGTGTAAACATGCACCGCGTTCTTTAGCCAGTTCAACTGTAGCTTCTGTTAAGAAGAATGCCTGATGTTCCATCCATGTCTTGACATCTTGTAAGGCTTCAGTAGTGCCATATTCGTAGCCACGTTTAGCATGCCAATAGGCCAAGTTAGTAACACCAATACCTAAGGGTTGTATCTCATCATTGCTTAATTTACTTTGTATGCTTAGGAAGTCTTGGTAGTCAAGAATATTACATAGACTACGTTGTAGAATTCTGCAAGCACGTTTCATGTCTTCTGGGTTACGGAATGCTCCCCAATTGATACTGCCTAACGTACATAGAGCTATGCGACCATTTGGATCATCCAAGCGTTTGAATGGCTTGGTGGGCAGTAGGATTTCGCAACAGAGATTACTCTGATAGATGGTATGATATTCAGGATCAAACGGTCCTTGCTTCATAACATTGTCAATGAACACGAGATAGATTCTACCTGTGTCAGTCCGCTCTTTAAGTATACCGCCTTTAAATACTTCTTCCGCACTTAATACTTTCTTACGCAAACCTTTTTGCTTTTCATACTTCTCATACAACTCTTCAAATAACTTTGTGTTTTTATAAAACGCTTCATACAAATCAGGTACTTCGTTAGGATCAAAGAATGTAATATTCTCTTTGTTTTTAAATCTTCTCCAGAACATGGCGTTAAGCACAACACCATAGTCCATGTGACGTACACGAGTTTCTTCTGTACCTTGATTGTTCTTTAATACGATCAAATCATCAAACTGATG